GTGATCTCGTGGGAAACGCTGCGATGTGGTCGTGGAATGAGACACAGGACATCGCGGCCGCGACGGGTACCGCACAGTCCGGTACGAAGACCTGCGCGCGTGTTCCGTGTCCGTCGTTCAACGAGGCGCGACTCGCCTGCGACGGTCTCTGTCTCACGGTTGGTAACCTCACCGAGGATGCCTACCCAGAGCTGATCGCAAACCACACTCGCTTGCTGTTCGCTGCGAACGCTCACAAGATTAACGGTAAGCGCATCGCGCAGCTGGTCGCGGCATCGACGGCCGTCACGGGTGACGGTAACGCCACCGGTGCCGGTGTGGTCGCGCCGGTTCTCGGGTCGCTGTCGCTGCAGGCGATCGATTACCGTGATAAGTTTGCGATGTGTGACGGCGCGATTCTCGAGGTGCTGCTCCCACGCTGGATTCGCGGTGCGATGCGTTCCGATCTGCGGAAGCGCATGGGTGGCGGCATGGAGATGCTCGAGGTTGCCGACGCGCGTCTGATGTCGATGTTCGACGCCGAGGGTCTTCGTGTTCAGTGGGTTAACGACTGGCAGGTTCGCGCCGCCGGCTTCCCGGGTAACAGCACCGCGATCACCGCGTGGCCGACGCAGGTGCGAGCGCTCATGTACGCGCCGGGTACGTTCGTGCTCGGGCAGGGTCTGCGGCTTGATCTTGGTCTGATCCGTGACTCGGTGATGAACGCGACAAACGATCACACCGCTGAGTGGATGGAGGAGTGCTGGCTCATCGCGCAGGTTGGTCACGAGTCGCGCAACATCCTCGTCAACATCTGCCCGGATGGCACGACCGGTGCGGCTGACCTCACGGCCTGCGGCGTCTAAGACGTGTCTTCATACGACATTCACGACTGACGAGGAGGTTGCGAGATGGTTCTCTCAAATCTTCCTCGTCAGTATATGGATGACCCGATCGACCGACAGACGAAGCCGTACGGGCTTTTTGACGTCATACCTCCTACGACGCCACCTGGAAGTCACTGGCTCGCTGGTGTTGAGTATCAGCCACTCTGCGGTGGTGGCGGCACGACAATTGACTTCTGCGTCACCGGTTCCGCGCCAGCGAGCAAGGTCGAAACCGGTGACCGAACGATGCGTGGTGCGCAGCCGTTTACCGTATACGCCGAGATCGACTGTTCACCGCAGGCAGATGTCTGGGACACGCAGATCGCACGTGTCACTCGTATGCTTATGGAGAATGAGCAGTTCATCGCCGAGAAGGCGCTCTGGGACGGTAGGGCTGCGAATCTTGACATCGTTTACCCACACCTCGCGGCGAACACGGCGGTCGTCGACACTCGCAACGCGTTTGCGGTGACGCTACAGACCGCGGCGGTGCAGGTCTCTGGTTCGAACCCAGCCGCTCCGGCGCGTGCGCTTGGTCTGCTCGAGCAGGCGGGCTACCAGTGCTACACCGCGGGTATGGGTCTCATTCACGCGCCGCTCATCGCGATACCGTCACTCGTGAACCAAGGTATGCTTTACCGTGATGGTTCACAGCTTCGCACAATTAATGGCAGCACGATCGTAGCGGGCGCCGGTTACCAGAACACGGGTCCGGACGGAACCGCCGCACCAGCGAACACCGCGTGGCTCTACTTCACGGGACAGATGTTCATTTATCGAGGTGCGATCCGAACGTTCCAGCGTGAAGAGTCGCTGGATCGGAACGTGAACACATTGAAGGCGATCGCTGAGCGAACTTACGTCATGGGTTGGGACTGCTGTCACTTCGCGGTTCTGGTCAGTATCTAGGTGAGGGTTGAGAGATGGCTGATCGCCAGGTAGCGCCGATCAAGGCGAGGGTAATTCGTCTTGTGAAGCTCGACACGTGTGGCAACCCGGTCACCGGATCGTCCAGCGCGATGCTCGTAATGAAGGGTTTCACGCAGGTTCAGGTCTCGCCTGACTATGAAGAGGGCGAGGAGTTCCTCACCAAGCTTGCCGACGGTAGCGCGTGTGTGAACCAGAAAGACGCGGCGTTCCTAAAGCGGATGGGCATCGAGGCACACTTCTGCATCTTGAGTCCTGACGCGGTGAGCATCATGACCGGTGAGACTGAGATCTTTACGGGCTCCGGCACGGTTACCGGCACGGGCATGATGTTCGGTACCGATCCACTCACCGCGCGATTCTCACTGGAGTTGTGGCAGCCGGTCTCTGGTCTCGGCGCGTGTGACGCAAGTGGGTTGCCGCAGTACGTCTACTGGGCGTGGCCGAACGTGACGAACACGAAGCTTAATGACTTCACGTTCGAGAACGGTGTGTTTGACTTCGTCATTGCCGGTGAGTCAGATGGCGCCGGTCTCTTGTGGGGCGATGGGCCGGGTGCGACGTCGTGGCTACCCGCTGGAGTTACCGTGCCGCAGGGTAAGCATGCCCTCTTCAACGTCACAACGACCACACCTCCTGCGATTACCGCGGGAGCGGTAACGCTCGCGTAGTCCTAGGAGGGGTGAGTTGGTTCTTCAAACTGGACCGTGTACCCCCTGGGACGCTATCTGGCCGCAGTCTTGCGACTTGAGTACCGCCACACCGGCGACTACCGGCTACGCGCTCCAGGCAGCCACAGAGGTACTTTGGTCGCTCTCTGGTCAACGTTTTGGGCTCTGCACGGTTACCCTACGGCCGTGTCGGCGTGAGTGCTCAGAGGTGCCCTGGCCGGGTGGTCAGTGGCCTGCGACGTGGCCAGGGCAGACGTATCCGTTACCTGTGTGGATAAACGGAGAGTGGCTCAATCTCACGTGTGGCGTATGTCTTCAAGGCTGCTCATGTGCGACGATTTCCGAGGCCGTACTTCCCGCACCGGTGTATGACATCATACAGGTGAAGCTTGACGGTTCGCCGATGGTGACGGGTTCATACCGCGTTGATGACTATCGACTGCTCGTTCGCACCGATGGTGACACGTGGCCAACGTGCAACAACTTGGCACTCGCAGACACAGAGGTGGGAACGTGGTCCGTTACCGCACGGTTTGGTGAGGTACCTACGACGCTCGCGAGTATCGCGGTTGGAGAACTCGCGTGTGAGTTCACCAAGGCTCTCACAGGTGCGGAGTGCCAGCTTCCCTACACCGTTACGTCACTCGTACGACAAGGTGTCTCACTTACGTTCGACAACCCAAGTGAAGAACTAAAGAACGGGTTCACCGGTCTAAGGTTCGTTGACATGTTCATTAACACGTACAACCCAGGCGGTCTCAGGTCACGCTCACGTGTCTACGACATCGACGGTCCTGGGTTCCGACTCACAGGAACGTAAGCGAGGGAACCTATGCCGTTTAATGACGCGTCTAAGAACGTAATGCTTGACGCGCTGGATGAGTCAGCGACGCAGATCACGCACGTGGGTGTGAACACGCTCGTAACCGCGCCACCAACCGACACCACACCGGGTACCGGAACGAACGCGGCCGCCACCGAGGCGACGGGTGGCACACCCGCGTACGCGCGGCAGGCCGTCACGTGGGCTGCCGCCGCGTCAGGCGTTAAACAGAACTCGGGCACGCTGACGTTCGATGTACCGGCTGGAACGTACGGATTCTTCACGTACTGGAACGCGAGTACCGGTAACACGAGCAACTACCGAGGTTACGCGCCGTTCGGTGGTGCTGCCGCAATCAAGGGTTTCGGCACGGTCGACTCAGCGGATGTCACCGCGAATACGATCACGTCGAACGCACATGGTCTCGTAAACACCGACCGAGTGATCTTGTTTAATGTGTTTGCCGAGTCGATTCCAGCGGGTATCACCGAGGGTGCGGCGTATTTCGTCGTAGGTGCTACGACCGACACGTTCCAAATCTCGCTTACTTCGGGTGGTGCCGCGGTCGACATCACAGGACAAGGTGAGGTGTTCTTCCAGAAGGTGATTCCCGAAGTTTTCGGTGCGCAGGGTCAAATCACCGTAGCGGCCAACGCACTCACTCTCGATGCGACGGCGATGTGAGGTGATCGTATGAGTATGAAGATTGTTACGCCACTTTCACCGATTCACGTCGTCGATGGCGCGCCATTTGCGTCATTCACCACATTCCAGGACATTAGTCCGTCACCGCAACTTATCATTCCACAACAGTGGATGGAAGTTGGACTTGATATCGACATCGAGGCGTGGGGTGAATTCAGCAACACTGGCACACCAACACTGGCACTCGGCTTCTGGTTCAACGGCGCGGCTGGTGCGGCACCTACTTCGATCCTGGCACAGAACGCTCTCACCACTACGGTGACCGGTGCGACGGCTTGGCCGTGGCGTGCTCGCTACACCGGGACACTTCGTGCGGTTGCCAGTGGTGCATCAGGTGGTTCGTGGAATGGTCAGGGTGAGGTGATGGTGGGTGGCTCGCTTACCGCGTGGGCTACGGGTTTCCCTGCTCCGATTCCGACAACGGCCGCCGCTCGGACCGTCGCCTGTGACGTTACCGCCGCACGTGCGATTGGTGTGGGTGCGGCGTGGGGTACCTCGAACGCGTCGAACACCATCAAGGTGAATGGACTTCGGTGTAAGATTAATACGGGGCCGTGATTCCGGGCCGCACGCATAGGCTGGTGAATCATGCCAATTACGATTAAGAGTCTTACCACCGGCATAAACAACGGCAGCTCAGCGACAGTTTCAGTTACGACGTCAGAGTCGCCGGCCGCAACGGCGGTCGGCGACTTTGTCTTGCTCGTGCACATGAATGACTTCTACACACTCGCAAACATGGTCGCACCGACGACCACCGGTAGCCCAACGATCACTTCGATTCGTGACGTAGACGGTGGCACAAATCTCGCTCACATTAAATCTTGGTGGTATCAAGCCAACACCGGTGGCGCGCAGACGGCGCAGACCACCGAGACGGGAAGTCATGATGAAGAGAAGTCGCTTACCGCACTCGTACTCGGTGGTGTCGACTTAACCGGTAACCCGATTGATGATTCATCAGGTGTTACTGGAACATCCGATCCACAGGATGCGTCTGCCGTTAGCCCAACGAACACAGACTCGTTCGTTGTCATCTGTAACACATCTGGTGGCGGTGCTAACGCAGGTGGTTACACGGTTGGTTCAGGTGCCACCGAGCAGGCTGAGATTAGCAACGGTGGTCAATCAGGCGTCATTGCAACGAAGCAACTTTCCGCGTCAGGATCCACTGGCACGTTTTCGGTCGATGTCGGTACGGCTACACCGTTCGCATCCATTACGATTGCGATCAAGACTTCAAGTGGTATCGGTCCAACATCTGACCTACTTCACGCACTTCCACCACACATTCTTGAAGAAATTCTTCGAACGTGGATCGACTACACGTCCGATGTAGCCACTACGCAGGTTACCGCGGAGACAGGTCTCGCCACGGTAGGTCTCGCGTCTACGGCGACGGCGGTACACGTCGCACCGCGAACCGGTGGAGCGTTCGCCGGAGTTAGTTCATCCAGTACGGCGAAGAAGGTTGTCGCGCAGACCGGTGTATGCACGGTTGGCGCCACGTCGCGCGCGACGGCACTTAAGAAAACGGCGCAAGTTGGTACGTCCAGCGTAGGTCTCTCTGACACGTCGACCGACAAGAAGGTCGCTGTCGAGACTGGTCGCAGTGCGGCTGGAGCTGCGAGCACGAGTGTCGACGCTAAGATCGCAGCCGTTGCCGGACGCGCGACCGTTGGGTTCACAGACCTAGGCACCGAGATTAAGAAAATCGCGCAGACGGGTCTCGTCACCGTTGGGTTTGATGCGTTGCACTCGGGTGCAACGGCACGGCAGGTTGCAGCGACGTGTTTCGTGGGTGCAAGTAGTCTCGCGGTGAACAAGAAGGTGGCGGTACCCGCTGGATTGGTCACCGTTGGGTTCACTAGTCGAGGTGTCGCGGCGCGGCGAACTGACCAGTCGGGTAGAATCATAGTAGGTACCGCATCAAGTGGTCGTGCGAGTAAGACTGTATCCCTGGGCGGCAGGGTCTACGGTTCGGTGCTTAGCACGGGAAGTGTAGGTCTACCACCACCGGAGCCGACTCTCATGACTGTGTTATATGACATCGCGACGATACTTCGCGACTACACCCGGAATGGCCTCGCTTCGACGATCGCCGGCGTTCCAGCGAACATGCGGATCTGCATCGTACCCGGGTTGCAGGCATGGGATGAGTGCTCGTGTGGTGCTTTGATTATCTCGGTGCCTCGCATCTACGGTTCACGATCATTCCCACAAGAGGGTTTCACAAACGACCAGGACCCGTGTGGCCTACCGTACATCGTTGCCGACTACACAATTACCATTCTTCGTTGCGCACCTATGCCTAAGTCGCCGAACCAACTTCCTACGTGTGATGAGCTTGACCAAGCCGCGCAGATCTGGTTCGATGACGCCGATGCGATTCGACGCGCTATCGCGGCAGCGGTACAGACGATGAAAAATGATGACACAATTCTCGATTACACACTACGTGATCAACCAGCTGTAGGACCTAGTGGTGGCTGCGTAGGTTCTGAGTATCACCTGTTTATAGGTGTCAGGAACGTGTGGGGTCCATGCTGATGGGACACGTTAAGATTCATCATACATACAATCCAGCGCGGATGCATGCTATCTTGCAGAATCCGACAGGTGGGGTAGCGAATGACATGATGAAGCGCGGCATACGTGTGCAGGCGCGTGCACGCATTAACCTCCAGCGACCACCACGTCGTGTCGATACGGGAAAGTTAATCTCGAGCATCCAGATCCGGATCTTCATGTTTCGTGGTTATCCCGCCGTGCGAGTGGGTTCCGATCTTGACTACGCGATCTACGTGCATGAGGGTACCGGCATCTACGGTCCACGTCATCATTTAATTCTTCCGAAGCACGGTAAGTTTCTCGTTTTTAAGGGTAAAGATGGTCACACCGTCTTCGCACGTTCGGTCAAGGGCATGCCACCTAACCCATTTCTCGCTGATGCACTCGCTGCGGCAGCGTACTGATGTCGACATATAGGTCGTGGTTGATATGTATCCGGTGTGTTGTACGGTGGCTCTGGACCGGACAACTAGCCGAGGGGTGGAAGAGTCGAGTGGCTGAGCACGTAGAGATCAAAAGTTTCGAGCTGAACATTGAGCCAATCCCGTTTAAGCTCAATAGTAGGTCTGATGACACGTTTTACGCGGTGCCGGACTTACCGCTTAGTATGATTCAAAGTTTGTCGAAGTTCCGTAACATCACGAAGAGCACCGACGAGTTCGACGAGAGCACGTTGCTCACCATTTTCGAGGAGCTGCTCACCCCCGCGGCGTTCGAGCTTCTTAAGATGCGTGTTAAAGAGAAGACCTTTGGTGTGAAGGCGATGATGACGGTTATTCCCTGGCTGCTGGAGCAGTATGGACTCCGCCCTACCCAGCCGTCATCGCCCTCGTTGACTGGGTCGGGCGACGACGGAACTGGTACGAGTTCGACGGATGGTGCGCTGGTCGAGGTGTCGATCCCCTTCGACTCTCAGCAGCTCGCGCCCTCAACCTGATTCAGCATTTCATCACGAGTCATATGAGTGATGACAAGGAGATTCGAAAGCTTGTCGACAGTCTCACTGGACCGCTACTCACTGATGAACGTCGTCAGCGAGCAATCGCTATGCGTGATCCAAGTGAACCACCGATGCCGTCTTGGTGGGATGATGATGATGCTGACGAGTCGAACATGCTCGCTGCGAGGCAACTCGGCGTGGGTTAGGTGACGAGATGACTGGTCCGATCGATCGCGCTGAAGTTGAAATCGTACCTGATGTAAGCAACTTTGACCGTGAAGTTAAGCGTGATCTCGATCGGACATTCGCTGCGGTAGAGCGTAAACTTGATGATGTGGTCGACTCCATCGAAGATGGGTTCGACCGCATGATCAAGATTCTCGACATTCACTTTGAGAACTTACAGCACTCCGTTGATCACGTCTTTGGCAACATACAAGATGACGCGCGTGGAGCGGCTCGAACGATCGCAGTTGACATTGAGGAAGGTACCTTAGTCGCTAAGCACGCAATCGATGATCTCGCAGATAACGCACGTCATGACTTTAACCGTATTGAGCGAGATGCGCGTGGTGCGCGTGGCGGCATCGCTGGAATGTTCTCGTCGCTTTTTTCGTCGATCGGGCAGGGCGCAACGGCCGCGGTTGGCGGCTTGTCACAGGTTGGTGGTATTCTTGGACGTCTTGGTAACGTAGGCGACGTCATCATTGCGGTGTTGAAGATTACCGCGATTAGTGCACTTGTTCCCGTCATTTTCGGTTTGAGTGGTGCGTTACTGCAACTACTCGGCATTCTCGCCTTGATTCCGGCGGCGGTTGGTTTCGTCATCGCCGCAATTGCGCCACTTATTCTCGCATTTCACGGTCTCACTGATGCGATTAGCGCTGGACTAAGTGGTGACGTTAAGAAGTTTAATGAGGCACTTAAGGGGCTCGCTGAACCCGCACAGGTTGTCGTTAAGGAAATAGTTGGACTTAAGAAAGCATTTGACGAGATACGAAAAGGTGTTCAAACCGCGTTTTTCGCACCACTGATCGGTCAATTTAAAGCGCTCACTACGAATTTCTTACCCACGATGCGTGGAGATCTTGAGATCGTGGCAGATGCGCTTGGTCGATTTGCCGCGATGTTCCTTGAGCTTCTTCGCGCGCCTGATGTCATCAACGCGATTAATGATCTCTTTAAGTCGACTGCACGTATTATAAATCAACTCGCACCGATACTTATCAACTTTTTTGGGACATTTTTCGGTGCGATGGAACACGGGTTACCGTTCCTCGAACGCGCATTCGCCGCGCTTGGTACCGGCATTCAGAAGTTTATTGACTTTCTTAGTCGTGCGCTCGCGTCTGGTGACTTCGAGAAGTGGCTCGAAGATGCGTTCACAGTCATCAAAGACTTGCTTAATTTGCTTCGCGCAGTGGGTAACCTTATTAGTGCGATGTTCGGCGACATGGGTGAGGCCGGTCAGGGCTTCATCAAGACGCTTACCGACATGGTTAATAAGCTTGCTGACTTCTTCCGCACCGATGACGGTAAGAAGTTTCTCGAGAACATGAAGGACGCGTTGAAGACGGTGGGCGCGGGTGTCATTGCGCTTGGTGTCATCATCGCGAACTTCGCACGGTTCATCAACGGGTTCGTTGCGTTCATAAAAGGCATTGGACCGTTCTTCGCAGGTGTGTGGAACTCCATCGCAAGTACGGCGATGTCGGCGTGGAACGCGGTCACCAACGCGATTTCGACGGCGTGGAATGCGATTGTGAGTTTCGTATCTGCCATACCCGGTACGATCGCGAACTTCTTTACTAGCTTGCCAGGTACACTGCGTGACATCGCTACGAAGGCGTTCGACGCGTTCTTCTTCGCGATCGGCTTTGGAATGGGTAAGGTCTTTCAGTTTCTCATGTCGATACCGGGCATCACCGCCGCTATCTTCAACGACTGGTGGACGCAGGCGAAAAACATCGTTGTGAACGGTGTCACCGCGGTTGCAAACTTCGTGTCGACGTTACCAGAACGTGTCGCTACGTTTGCCGCACTCACGTGGGCACGCGCAAAGTCTCTTTTTCAGCAGGGAATTAATGCGATCGTTTCGTTTGTAAGCCAGCTTGGTCCACGCGCTGCCGCCGCAGCTTCGACGCTTCCTGGGCAAATATTTAACGCAATTAAGGGATTTCTAAGCACCGCATTTAGCTTTGGTCAGAGTATCATCGACGGCATGATTAACGGTATTAAGAGTGCAGCCGGGCGTCTCGTAAGTACCGCGAAACGTGCTGTGGAAGACGCAATTAACGGCGCAAAAAAGGCGCTTGGCATCGGGTCACCCTCTAAGGAGTTTGCGAAACTCGGTGTTCAGTCCATGCAGGGATACGCGGTAGGTTTCCGCACCGAGTCAGATGCCATCGCTGACCGCATCACTAACTCGATTCGCATGCCACTCGACACGTTTAATCGAACGAATGTGACGAATGTGACGAATAACCAGCCGGCAACGAATGCGGGTGGGTTTAACGGTACGGTGCTTGTACAGATCGGTGACCAACAGATCGAGCGTGCAACGGTTCGTGTTATTAGCGGCAATCCTCAGGAGGTTGCATTGGCCGCCGAGGCCGGTGCGCTCACACTGTTAAGGCGGAGGTGAGGATATGTCGCTTGGCTTTACCACAGCGCGTCAAGGTAGTCCTAACGTTTGTAGTGATCCATACGCACCGTCATTTTGGTTAGGTAAGCCAGGCTCGCTCACACAACTTCGCGTACCAGGCGCCGGCTATCCACGAACATTGAATGACGAAGTTGCCGTACGCGACCTGCTGGACGGAAGATCGGTAGATCGGTCACCGTATGGGTCCAGAACGTGGCAGCTTGATCACGAATGGCTACAGCCTGACGCAGCAACCGTGATGTACGAGTACGCAACTCGTCAGCGTGGCTTCGGTCCGTTTGTGTTCATTGACCCGCATGCTAAGAATCTTCTATCACCTAATCAGGCGTCCGGTACGGACGCGCTACATACAACCGAAGGCTTTGCAGTTACGGGCACGGGGGAGGTACTCAGTAGCTCTACTGCGTGGTTTCAGCAGGGTGAGCGATCGCTAGCGTGGCAGATATCGCCACCGGTCACTGGAAGTGGTGGCATTCTACGTGTCGTTACGCCGACTGGTCTCTACGGTTGGTGCGTTCCACCTGGTACATCCGTTGCGTTTAGTGGATATGTACGGCAAGGTAACGCCGCGGACATCAGTGTTGACATCACGCCACGTATTGCGTTTATGAATGGTGCCGGTCAGGTTCAGTCGTACGTAAGTGCGCCTGTCATTACGACGGTGACTGGTTCCGCGCAAGCGTTTTGCCTGCTCACGACTGTGCCAACCGGAACGGGTGGTGTCTACCTCGAGCCGCAGTTTAGTGTCACCGGTTCATCAGTGGCGGGAACTGCGATCATCATGCTGGATCAGCTGCAGCTCGAGACAGGACTCACAGCGGGTGCGGCATTGTTAGCGTGTAGTGTGTGGGAGTATGGGCAAGGACAACCACTCGTATCAGTCGCGGTGTCAAATGAAGTCGTACCACGTGTGCGACGATCGACACTTACGTTTACCGTGATAGAGGTGACGTAGTGCGAAATGTCTCAAGTGCGACACGTGCGGCGATTGATGCACATGAACGCGTTATTAAACATCAAGTGCTTGTCGACTATGATAATGACGGTACGATCGTTGACAACACGGGTGTCGTCATTGACCCATTGGATAATCTTTCACATCGTATTGCGCGTGTTACGACGCATCAATCACTCGAGTCATCACTTCCTCCGGCGGTACGTGTCGTTCCAGGTCACGCAGTTGCCGAGCTTGACGTCTCGCTTCAACGTGGTAACATCGTACACTTCGGTGTCAACGCGTTCTACCGAAACATCACAACGAACACATCAGGTAACACTCGCACGAACCAGATTTCCGTCGCGCGACCAAGCAACGTCGTAGGCGACGTGGTGCTCGTAAGTATAATGATGCCAGAGACTGCGCAAGATCTTGGGTTACCTGCGGGAACAAATGTTACGTGGCGAGTACTCACATACCGTGGTGATGGACTTTTAACCGAGGGTGGCCGTGTCGAGGGACTACTTCTCCTGCGACGTGTCGGCTACGGTGAACCAGATACATATACATTCACACCGAAAAATGACACAGTTGCGTGGACGATTGCGGCGGTCGCAATCGGTGGTGCGAACATCGCGGGTGTTACCGACCTGTCTCAGAAGGGTCAGGACGACAACACCACAGCGTACACAACCGTAACCACACCACCGTTGACAGTCGACATACCGAACTCGACGGTGGTGTCGTTTTTTGGTGCGGCTGTTCAAGTGTCAGGCGGTGTCGGGTGGACGCCACTCGACGGTGACGTAGAGCGTGCTGACTTCATGTCTGCACAGTTTCCTGTGAACTACAACGTCGTGCAGTCAGTTATGA